AAGGATCCGCTTACTGGGGTCGAGTACAACTTGTGCAGGAAGCACCACCCGCTTCACCCTGGGCGCAGGCAGATCACGCAGAATGACATCGACGAGATGGGGAGGATGCTCAATGGCGAACATTAGGTACCATGTGGACCTCCAGGGCGTCATCGCCAAGGGTGCCTGGGGCCCAATCATGCGTCGGTACAAGATCAACCTGGAGCAGAAACTTGCCGAGCGTGGCCAGCGTATGATCCGGGCGTACCTGCCAACCCAGTACATGTACCTCGGCAACAACGGCGGAGATCCGATTAACAACCCGATCCCGCCGGATGCTGGTCGCCTCCAGGAATCTGTGGTGACCGACTTTGTTGCAGATGACTATTACCTCGTCAAGACTGATGAGGCGATAGTTGGCCCCTGGATCGAAGGTGTCGCGGTCGGCAACACCTTCATCTGGCCCGGCCGTGTCAGGCGCGGCCTTAGCCCGCGCTTCCCCGGCTACCATGCGTTCAGGCATGCAACACAGGTGCTGAACGACGTAGCCTTCGAGGTGGCTGAACGTGAGCTACCATTCTACATCGAACAGCTCGATACGTACTAGAAGGGTCATCATGGCAATGGCAACAATCCCGGTCGTGGTCCAGGGTCACAAGTGCACCGTTTGCGTCAGCGAGTACCTGGGCGCCAAGAGGCACTGTGACATGCTGATCGACAAGACCGACACGCCCATGCCTGCAATCACCGACATCCGTGAAGGCATCACGCTCGCCCCGTCCTGGCAGCAGAAGCAGATCATGGGGCAGCTCGTCGTCACCTGCATACCCCTGCCCATCTGCATGGAGCACCTCGCGCCCGCCGAGCTATCCGCAACCGAGAAGGCGCTGGCCGCCGGTCTGGTCGTGCCGACGTGACCAATGCCCTCGACGAAGTTGCAATCAACGACGTCATCAATCGCATCGAGAGCCTGGCGATGTCCTCCGGGTTCTTCGATACTGTCAACGGACACGAGCCAAAGTCCGCTCCTGGGACAGACGTCACGTTCGCTGTCTGGGTGCAGAGCGTCATGCCGCTGGATGCTTCCGGTCTGGCGGCGACGTCGTGCCTGTTCACCCTGAACGGCAGGATCTACAAGTCGATGACGTCGCAGCCGTACGACCGGATTGACCCGGTCATGACTGCGGCGACAAGCTTCTTCATGGCGTCCCTGAACGCTAGCTTCCAGCTCGGAGGGGCGGACAACGTTCGTGCCATTGACCTGCTCGGCATGTACGGCACCCCGCTGTCGGCCCAGGCTGGTTACGTGGAGATCGACAGGCAGATGCTGAGGGTGATGACGATAGTAATTCCAATCTCTATCAACGATGTGTGGACCCAGAGTCCCTGAGAGGTAGCAATGGCCAAGACATCTGGTCTAGGAGACAACTTCTACGTTGGCGGGTACGATCTGTCTGGCGACGTGTCGTCGATTGACCAGATCAGTGGCGGCCCTGCCCTCATCGACGTCACGCCCGTGAAGGTGCTGGCCAACGCCCGCATCGGCGGGCAGCGTGACGGGACGATGAAGTTCACCACGTGGTTCGAGTTCTCGTCGGCTGTCACCAACCCTGGTGTGCCGGCGTCGACAACGCCACTTGTCAGCACGTACAACTTCCCGGTGCTTGTCAACATTGTTGGCGGCACCATGACGAACGTCAGCATCAACGGGCAGACGGTAGGTACCGGCGCTGGTACCTACCTTCTCCCGGCGCTCGGGACGATCACCCTTACCTACACGGTGGCGCCCACCTGGACGTGGACGGCGGTGGGCACTGAGCACAATGCTCTGGCTGGCCTCCCAAGGGCCGACGAGGGCGCAATGTACTTCCGCGGAACAAGCCTTGGCAACCCTGCCGCTTGCATCAATGGCAAGCAGCTGAACTACGACTTCACCCGCGACAACAAGGGTGCCCTCTCGGCGCAGGTGGAGATCGACTCCAACGGCTTCGGTCTGGAGTGGGGTGTGATGATCACCCCGGGCATTCGGATCGACACCGCGGCCACAACTGGCGCCGCCTTCGACCAGGGTGGCCTCACAACCACCAACTTCGGAGCGCAGGCGTACTTGCAGATCATCGAGCTGCAGGGCACCAACGTCGACGTGTCCATCACCCACTGCACCACAAGCGGCGGTGCTTACACGTCGCTTATCGACTTCGGCTCCCAGACGGCCATCGGCGCGTTCCGGCAGTCCGTTTCGAATGTGACGGCTGTCAACGAGTTCCTCAAGGTGGTGACCACGGGCACCTTCACCTACGCGGCGTTCGCGGTCGCCTTCATGCGTAACCCGGTCGCTGGGATCGTGTTCTAATGGGAAGGATGGTGCAGGTCCCATTTGGGGACAGAATCGTCACCAGGATCGCGCCCGAGCTCGGTCCGCAGTACTACAAGACATACCAGATGGACATGCCCCTGGACTCCCACTGGCGCTGGGTGTCGTGCGAGATGTACGAGTGTGACCCGTTCATGAAGGGGTTCATCCTCAAGTGCGACATCAGCACAGAGCTAGGCAAGAGGCAGGCATACTTCGCCCTTCATGACACGACCCGCTCTTGCACGATGGAGCGCGTCTCCGCCACCATGGTCCACTTCCACTACAAGCCCGGCAACAAGTGCTTTCGTAACATCCCGGGAGACGAGCTACGGCACAAGCTGCCGATCGGCCGTCCTCCCTTCTATCTCGTGTCTGGCGGCGACTGGCGGGGCAACCCGCGCGGTACGGCGACCATGACGCACCGTCGGCCAGAGGACTGGATCGACGACTTCGCCAACCATCAGGACAAGTTGGCAACAGTATTCACGAGAGGGTGACACATGGCAAAGACCTCTGGCCTTGGTGGCGCGATCCTTGTTCAGGACGCGGGCAGCGTAGCTAGGGACATCACCAACGACAACACCAACTACTCCTTCACCACGCCGCGCAACACGCAGGACATCACCGGCGTCGACAAGTTCGCGAACGAGCGCCTGCTGCTCCTCGCCGACTACACGGTCACGCTGAACGGCGTGTTCAACTCGGCGTCCGCGAACAAGTCGCACGACGTGTTCAAGACGATCCCGTCCACCTCGGTACAGAGGTCTGTGGAGATCGACCCGATCGGCACGACAACTGGTCTTCCGCAGCTGATCGTGAACTGCCTGCTCACCGACTACCAGATCACACGTGCCAACACCGGCGAGCTTACCTGGCAGGTGCCCGGTTCCCTCTCCGACGGCAACGTGCCCACCTGGGGCACGCACGCTTGATCCAGCAAGGCGGGCGGGTTTCGGCTCGCCCGCCCCATGGCCGCAACCAAGGAAAGAGAAGGAAATGGCAAAGGGATTCCGCCCCGAGAAGACGATCTACAAGCTCGAGTTCGAGGGCACTCAGTACGACGGCCTGGTCATCAGGGTCGGGTGCTGCACGATTGGTGAGTTCAACGAGGAAGTCATCGGCAGCCCGGACCGGAACATGAAGGAGAACAACGAGGCGCTCTTCGGGTGCTTCCTGAAGTACCTTCACAGCTGGAACCTGGAGCGCCTGGTTCCGGGCACCAAGGAAGAAGAGTGGGAGATCGTCCCGTACACGCTTGAGGCGATCAACGGCGAGGAGTCGACCCTCATGTCGCACATCATCGCCGCCTGGCAGAAGGCGATGGTCAGCATCTCCCCAAACTTGCGGAGGCCTGCGAACTCTGGGCCCGATTTGGAGCAGCTCGAACTCGATCTGGCGAAGTTCTCGGAAAACCAAGAGAACTAGCCGAGGCGGAACTAGTCGTACGCGCATGCGAGCGGTTCCACAAACTGCCGGTCAAGGGAGGAGTCCTTGACCAGCCAGCGTACTTCATGCGCATGCTGGAGCTTGTCAGGCTAGGAACTCCTGAGGGGACGCCGAGCAGTGCCGAACGAAGTCAGCATCAAGATAACAGCGGATGACCTGAGCGGTCCCGCCTTCGCTAGCGCCATGGCGAAGATGAAGGCGCTCAAGGAAATGGCTGATGATGTCAGCAATGACCGTCAGATTGACTTCGGGATGGGCGACGCCCTCGCCAAGCTCCGTACGCTCAAGGCTGAGGCCGAGAGTATCTCGCGTCACCGACAGCTAGATTTCGGCATTGGGGGTGACCTGGCTAAGATCCAGGCCCTCAATGCCGAAATGAACAACCTTGGCCGTAACAGGCAGATGAGCCTGGGCATCGGTGACGCCCTGGCCAAGATGGAATTGCTGAAGCACGAGATGGACTCTCTCAGCTTCGGCCACATAGACACAAGCGGCCTCGGGGCTGCCCTGATGTCTCTTCGCTCCAAGATACAGTCTCTGGGCATCGCAGACCTTGCGGACATAAACGTACCGCCCGGCCGACTCATGTCGCAGATGCAGCTTCTAAAGCGTCTGGTGAGCCAGGCCGGGTTCACCGACCTTCTTGACTTCAACGTGCAGACTGATGCCCTTGCACGTCAGCTGGATCGTATCGGCAACATGACCGAGACTATCCCGGTCAGATTCGACATGCAGCATATCCCTGTGTTCGGCAAGACGCAGGACATCTTCAATGTTCCGGTTGCGTTCGACATTGCCAAGATGCCCAAGTTCGGCGACGTGTCGTCTATCAATGCAGAGACGCGCGCAATCGAGGATATGGCAGCTAGCATCAAGGATGTAGGTTACGCCTCGGGCTTTGCGGCATTCACCCAGGACGAAGCGGCCAGCGCTATCGCTCGGTATGGACGCCTTGCCGATCAGGGGAGGCAGTACAACGCCGGATTCGCCATGTCCTTGCTGCACATTATCGACTACACGCGGCAAGCCTGGGACTACCTTGGCCCCCTTGGGCATCTGGCTGGCGGTGTGCTAGCTGGCGGCATCATGGCCGCAGCATTCAGCGTGGGCAAGCTGAATGACCATATATCGCTTGGTCTTCCTATGTGGAAGAACACCAGCAACCTATGGTTCGGTCTTGGCGGCAAGCTGCAGATGTTCGGTGGCGCGCTTACCGCTGCCAAGATTCCGGCGTTCCTGGGGTCTGCCTTCTCCGGCATTCACATGCTGGTAGAGGGTATCATCGAGGTGGCGGCCACCCTTATCCCGGCGACCCTAGCGCTGGGCGCGTTCGCGGCCTCTGCTGTGGAC